ATTGAGCGAGATGTAATAACGATTGCCGATATAGATGAAGCAATCGCGCATCTTGCTGTGATGCTCAAGGACAGATACGGCAATAGGCTGACTCATCAACGCAAGGCATTTCTGATGAGTGAGATGGACAGTCTGCTTGATGCTCGTTTGGAGGCACTAAATGAGCCGAACAACAATCCTGAGTGAAGTCATCCAAAATGCAATGGCTGAGGCAATAAGGAACGGCAACTACGCTTCAACTGCTGCGGATGCTTGTGGCATAGGTCGTTCAACACATTACCAATGGATAGAAAAAGGCGAGCAAGGAATTGAACCTTACGCGGAATACGCGGACATTATTAAAAAGGCTGAGGCCGAAGCTGAAATGAACGCTATACAAAACATCCAAACTCATGCTGCTGAGAATTGGACTGCAAGCGCGTGGTACTTAGAGCGCAAGTTTCCTGATAAATGGGGTCGTAAAGATAAACTCACCCAAGAGATTTCAGGTAAAGACGGCAAGCCTATTGAAATTGACTCCAAGTCGCTCGTACTCGCTATGTTAGGTCACGCACCCGCGCAAATTGAGGATGCTGAAATCGTAGATGAGGGCAGCGATGGCACAAAGTCTATTTGAGCAATTAAAAGACTTACCTGCCGATCAAGCCACTCAGCATTTAGAGTCTTTACCTAAGGAAGCATTAGACGATCTTTCTACATCGCCTTGGTGGTTTATAGGCAGACCTGAGCAACAAGAGCCTGAGGGCAACTGGAACATTTGGTTAATTCTTGCTGGTCGCGGTTGGGGTAAATCTCGTACCGGGGCGCAATGGATAGTAGATCAAGCTCTGACTCACCCTAAAGCCCCTGACCTAGCACCGACTGAATGGGCGATTATTGCTGAAACCTTTAGTGATGCTCGCAAGATATGCGTAGAAGGCGCAAGTGGCGTTATCCGCGTATTAAAGAATATGCGCCTTGTTGAAGGTGTGGACTACGAATACAACAAATCGCTATGGCAGATCATTTTCAAAGATGGACAAAAGATTCACACCTTTGGCGCAGACAATCCTGATGCTGGTCGAGGACTTAACCTTTCAGGAATATGGGCCGATGAGATAGCGAAATGGAGATACCCCTATGCGACTTGGTATGAAGGTATTGCGCCGGCTTTGCGTATTGGTGAGAAGCCAAGAGCCTGTATTACAACAACCCCAAAGCCCATCACACTTTTGCGTGAGTGGATTAACCGCACAGATGGGTCAATCTTTATCACTCGCGGTTCGACCTTTGACAACGCAACAAACCTCTCACCTGCTGCATTGCTCGAATTGCAAGCTCGCTATGCTGGAACGCGCATCGGTAGGCAAGAACTATTTGGGGAATACCTAGACGAATCAGACTCAGCCCTATGGACTCGCGCTCTCATTGAAGAAGCCCGAATCAAACCTGAGGATGCACCTCCTTACTATCGTGTTGTTGTTGCTATTGACCCTGCCGTAACAAGTAACGAGTCAAGCGATGAAACAGGCATAGTCGTAGCAGGTGCTACCCCGGATGGGCATTACTACATTTTGGAAGATGCCACTATGCGCGGAACTCCCGAAGCGTGGGCGCGTAAAGCCGTTGAGATGTATCGCAAGCACAAATGCGACAGAGTGATCGGTGAAGCCAACAATGGCGGGGATATGATTGAAGCTCTTTTGCGCCAAGTAGATGCGAGTATTCCTTATCGCAAGGTTCACGCATCACGCGGTAAGAAAGTTAGAGCCGAACCTGTATCAGCACTTAGCGAACAATTAAGACTTCACATGGTTGGCAGTAACTTTACTCAACTCGAAGATCAGTTAGTTACTTGGGAAGCCGATAGCGATACATCTCCTGACCGTATGGATGCAATGGTGTGGGCTGTTACTGATTTGATGTCGAACTCAGGTGCGTTGCGCTCGCTTGCTGCTATGGCTGACTTCTGTCCATCGTGTCGTTTGCCATTAGTGCGCGGAACTAAAGTCTGCCCTCGTTGCCGAACCGCTATAATTCCAAAAGATAATTAAGGGGTTTCAATGGCATCTGCTTACAATCCAGTCGTTAATCAAGGCATAGATTTAATCTTCACCGTTACTTGGACAGACTCAAGCGGTGCGCCTATTAACCTTACGGGGTACACAATTAAACTTGCCGTAAGCAATCAGGTAACCTTAAGTAACCTTTTGACTTTACAGATCGGCTCAGGCGTAACCGTTTCATCGCCATCAACAGGCGTAGCGCAATTTCAGATCACAGGCACACAGACAAATACTCTTGGTGTAGGAACTTATTACTACGGTATCAAAGCTACTTCTGCAGGTGGCATTAACTACGACTGGCTAGACGGCAACCTCACTATCGCTCAGGCGCGTGTATGACCGACAACATAACCGTCACTAATACGATTCAGAATGTCACGGTTACTAATCAGCAACCCAACATCACCGTTGCTGCCGTTGGCCCACAAGGCCCACAAGGCCCATCAGGTTCATCTGCCGTTTTCTACACTTTCAACCAAGCAACACCTTCTGCAACTTGGACAATCACTCATAACCTAAGTGGCTACCCAACAGCAGTAGTTCTTGACTCTGCCGGAACACAATGCGAAGGCACATTTTCATATCCCACCAATCAGCAAATGGTAATATCATTTACTGCAGCCTTTAGCGGTACTGCTTACATAATCTAGGAGAATAAATGTCGCGTAAATTTCTAGTCAATATCGACCTTAATCAAAACCAGCTTCTCAATGCGGCTATTCAAAACCTAGCGACTGCTCCATCATCGCCAGTATCAGGTCAGGTTTATTACAACACCTCTACTAAGGCTCTTTACATTTACGATGGCTCAAACTGGAATCAAGTTGGCGGTATTACCTACGGCACACTCTCAGCTCGCCCAACCGCTTCATCAGTTTCAGCAGGAACTTTCTATTACGCAACAGATAACTATTTGATTTACTACAGCAATGCTTCAACTTGGCAGCAAGTAGATAACTTTGGTACAGGTCAATCAACAACTACATCTGTTGCTGGTTCTTCTGCTGACGGAACATCTACAAACTTTGCTCGCGCCGACCACGCACACGCTGGCCCAGGCTTTGGAGCAGTAACATCACAGACAACATTTGGTGGTTCATCCGCTAACGGTTCAGCAACAACCGTTGCTCACTCAGACCACACACACGGTACGCCTTCACTCGGTTCATCTACACCGGGCGCAGTTGCTTCAACATCAGGTGCGGCTGGCTCTGCATCAACAGCGAGCGCAAGCGATCACACACACGGATTAACTCCCGCAAACTTTACCCTTGATACTTTTGGCGCACCTGCTGCCAATGTGTCTTTCAATAGCAAGAAGATCACAAACCTTCTTGACCCAACAAGCGCACAAGACGGTGCTACTAAGAATTATGTAGATAGCGTTGCACAAGGATTAGATGTAAAGGGTTCTGTTCGCGCAGCAACAACAACCGCAGGAACACTTGCTACTTCTTTTGCTAATGGTCAGGTCATTGACGGAGTAACACTTGTAACAGGCGATCGCATCCTGATTAAGAACCAAGCAACACAATCAGAAAACGGCATCTACACAGTCAATGCAAGCGGCGCACCAACACGCTCTACCGACCTGAATATAGGTACAGAAGTACCCGGAGCATTTACCTTTGTTGAAGAAGGAACAACCCTTGCCGATACAGGTTGGGTATGTACCACTAACGCACCTGTAACAATCGGTTCTACTAACATCGTCTTTGCTCAATTCTCAGGCGCAGGAACTTATGCTGCTGGTAATGGTCTTAGCCTTTCAGGTAACACTTTCAGCTTTAACCCAACCGCATCAGGTGGCTTACAGGCTGCATCAGGTGGCGCATCTATCCTGCTACAGACCAACTCAGGTTTAGCGACTACTTCAAGCGGACTAGCCGTAGGTGCTGGAACAGGTATCAGCGTTGGAACTAATACGGTTTCTATTGATACCGCCGTTGTAGCTCGTAAGTTCTCACAGACTCTCTCAACATCATCTACCTCTTACACCATCACACACAACCTTGGAACACTAGATGTAATCGTTCAGGTTTATGCCGTATCCGATGGTTCAGAAGTTATTGTTGATAACCTAAGAGCCACAACCAATACAGTTACTCTTAACTTCTCAGTTGCTCCATCTGCTAACGCATATCGCGTAGTCATTCTCGGATAGTTTCTCAGCGTGTGGTGCGCTATCATTACGATAGCCTGAACCACAAGGGGCATTAACGAGGAGCAGACACATGGGTCTAATTGACCGTCTAGCAAAAGCAGTAGCAGATCAGATTGAAAAAGCACCAAATGTGAACTTGCCAGCAGGTGCAGTTGTGATGAGCGAACAAGATATGCGTAACGCTAATCAGAATCAGACTTACGGACAACAGACACCGCTATTGCGTAACCCTCTTATGTCAGGAGTGCCATTCGGCCCCGGACAACCTATCTTGCCGGGCGCGATCAACCCACTACGACCTGATGGCAGACCTGACCCACGCCGTTACGAATATCAAGTAGCGCAAAACTTAAACATTGGTAGTGAGCAGAAGCTCGTACAGTTCAAAACTCTTAGAGGCGCAGCAGAACAGATTGACATTGCTCGCCGTTGTATCGAAGTTCTTAAGGCAAAGATTTCAGGTATGGATTGGGATATTGTCATCTCAGAAAACGCCTCAGAGAAGATCATTGCTGAAATTGGTGGCGATCACACACGCGCTATGTCCACCGCGCGCGAAAAGTTTTCAGAGGAAATCTATCGCCTAAGAAGTTTTTGGGAGAACCCTGATCGTTCAAATGGATTGACCTTTATTGACTGGATGATGATGGCACTTGAGGAAATCCTTGTGCTTGATGCTTGGGCTATTTGGCCTCAAAAAACTGTAGGTGGAGATTTATACGGATTCCAAATCCTTGATGGCTCAACTATTAAGCCAATGCTTGACGATCGCGGTATGCGCCCAATGCCTCCACAAGCCGCTTACCAACAGATTCTTTACGGCTTCCCTCGCACAGAATTCCAAGCAAACAGCGATGACCCTGATGCAGATGGTGAGTTCACCGCAGATGACTTGTCTTACTTTGTTCGCAACCGTAGAGCTAACTCTGTTTATGGTTCATCACCTGTAGAACGCGCTCTACCTTTGCTTGACCTTTACTTGCGCCGTCAGCAATGGCTACGCGCTGAATACACCGATGGCGTAACACCTGAAATGATGCTGACTTCTGATGCTGACTTCGGTAACGACCCATTGGTAATGAAGCAGTATGAAAACATCATTAACGACAACCTTGCAGGACAGACAGAACAGCGTAAGCGCGCTCTCATCTTGCCAGCAGGTCTAACGCCACAATTCTATGAAGGCTATGGCGAGAAGTTTAAGTCTGCCCTTGACGAATACCTCATCACCTCAATCACAGGTCACTTTGGCGTATTGCCAACTGAAATCGGATTCTCTCAACGCGGTGGCTTAGGCTCATCAGGTCATCAAGCAGGAGAAGCAATGGCAGCGCAATCTATCGGTGTTGCTCCACTTGCTCAATGGATTTCTCGTATGCTCACAAACATCTCATACACATACCTCGGTATGCCACGCGAGCTTGAATTTAAGTTTATGATCGAAGATGCTCACGACACAGAGCAAGAAGCAAAGAAAGCCGATCTTGAAGTACGCGGTGGCGGTAAGACTCTGAATGAA